CGAGGCGAGTTGCTGCAGTACCTCCCACGCTTCCGCCTGGGTGGTGTAGAGGATGTTGCAGCGAAAGCGCCGCTCAACGCCACCGCCGAAAGCCGGCACCAAGCCGTCGCAGTATTGACCTATCTGATAGAGACTCCACTTATCAATTAATCCTGGGTCGATGGATTCGCCCAGCCCGTAGCGGCCGTTCGTCACCATGTCGTAGAAACACCAGGCCGGGTTATCGCTCCATTCCTCCTTAAACACGCCGCTCCACTGCCCGTAGTGGATCCCATTCCACGGGTCGTAGTTGTTCGGAACCTTGATAATCTTGCCGAGGATGTCGATTGCAACTGCCGGCAACTGGCTGTAGCGGTCTGCTCGCGCTGCTACCGAAAGTGTGGCCGAATACTTGTAGTTGAGTGTGACGACTGGGCCGACGCTGACGCTGGTGAAACTGAACGCCGACCGGAACGACGCCATGGAGGTCTCCAGGGCGTCGTCATCGGCTGCCATCCGCATCACGCGGATCGTCCACGGCCCGGGCCCTTGCAAATCCCATTCGTGCTCCCGCTGGAATGGCCCGCTGAACTTCCCGTAGACGGCCCCGGCAAACGCCACGCGGACGTTCCCCAGGGCGTCGGTGTAGTCCACCAGATACGGCACCATCGCGTTCAGCACGTCGCCGTTCTCCTTGATGAACAGCACCAGCGCATCCCAGGTCAGCAGCACCCGCGCCCGATGCGGCGTGTTCGGGTCGCTGCTGGTGATGGTGCTGAACACCGGGAAACCGGCTTTCACCGCCTGCTGGACCGACAGCGTGTTCCAGACGGTCCCGTAGCCGGGCACCGGCGACTGGTTGGCCGTGCCGAAGCTCAGCACCAGATCCTCTACGGGCACCGTGCCGCCGTAGCCGCGGACCAGCAGGCTTGTGTCGTCGAAGTGGGTGCTGGCCAGCAGGCCGTTCCAGCTGCGCCCCTCCGCCGGCCCCCAGATCGGCCCCTCGCAGAGCAGGAACTGCATCGTGGCCAGGTTGACCGTCTTGAGGTAGGAGCTGTCCGGTGTGTTGACCGGCGTGCGGGGCTTCTTGGTGCCGCCGCCGCCAAGGCCGCCAGCGCCGCGGATCACGATGTCGCTCACAGGTAACGCCCCGCCACCAGGCCCATCAGATCCTGCCCCGGCCCGCCGTTCTGTCGGCTGACCGGCAGGTTGCCGAGCGAGAAGGAGATCACCAGCGGGTTTTCGATCCGCCGCCGCCCGTAGCAGACCGGCACCGGAGCGCCCTGCCCGCCGGTGCCCGCTGCCCGGGTGTAGAGGCTCGACTGGAGATCCTTGGTGTCGGCGTCCACCTTGCTTCGCGGCGTGCGGGTCAGCAGGCTCGCCACACCGCCGAGGATCAGCGCACCGCCGGTCAGCAGCAAGGTGGACTGGCTCAGCAGGGCCACGCCCGCGAAGCCGATACCGCCGGTGAACAGGCCCAGGGCCACGAAGGCAGCGCCGGCCAGGATCTTTCCGAAGCCGCCGCGGCCCGCGACGATCGGCGCGAACACCAGCGACTCGCCGGGGATCCCCGCCAGGGCCAGCTCAGCATCGAGGCCTCGGGCGTTGTCGGTGACGATCCGCCAGGCCACGCCACGGTCGGCCGCCTCCAGCACCCGCGGCCGGAAGGCGGGGAACAGCGCGCAGAGCGCCCGCACGGCCTCCGCCGGGCTGTCCACCGCCAGGCGATGCAGACGGCCGAACTCACGGCCAAACGCACCGAGGAGCCGCACCGTGACCAGCCGCTGGTTCATTGGCTGAGACTAGGCCGCCCACCTCGGCTGGGCCTGCCGCGGCCGCCAGATGCCGGTGGTGCGGCGCTGCCACGCCTCCCCGTAGAACTCCTCGCGGCTCTCCTCGCCGGCCAGGTGGTGAAGGAAGTGCTCGGGCCCGGTGGCGACGCCGATGTGGCCGGTGCGCCCCCGGGCGCCGAACAGCAGCACGTCACCAGGGAACATCGGCTCACGGCCCAGCTGGCGGCAGTGCCGCGCCACCTGCTCATCGAACACCGTGAAGCTGGGGTCGTCCCACTCGCCCCACCGCCCACGGTGCCAGGCCGGCAGCTCGACGCCGTGGCGCTCCCGCAGGGCGTCGCAGACCAGGCTGTAGCAGTCGTTGACGCCGTAGCAGAAGGACCGCCCGAGCAGCGGCCCCCGGTCCGCCGGGTCCACCGTGTGGAACCGATCAGTGGCCAGGGTGTAGACGATCCAGGGCAGCCCCGTCTCGATCACGCCTGCCTGATCAGCGGGGCTGAGACCGTCGAGGCTGCTGTGGCTGTGCCAGATCGCCAGCAGCCCGGCATCCTCCGCCAGCAGGAAGGCTTGGGTGTCGATCTCAAAGGTGCCGCATGGATCGGCGGCGACGTTCAGGGTGCGCTCCACGTCGCCGGATGCCAGCACAAAGCCGCAGGCCTCCTCCGGAGCCGCCAGGACCGACAGATCGCGGATCCGCTGCTTCTGCCACTCCGCCAGTTTCATCCGACCTGGAGCCCCGGGAACATTGATGCTGGCAGGACGCCGGTGTTGTTAGTGAAGGGGTCCGCGAAGCGCAGCCGGCAGCCGACCAGCGTCTTGCTGCACTGGTCGCGGGGGTCGCGCACCGCATCGGCCGCGGCCTTGAGCGCCATGGCCTCGCCCCAGAGCGTCGATGAGACGTTGTAGGCGTTCTGCAGGTTGGCGCGGGCCATGTTCAGGTTGGCCAGGGCCTGGTCCCTGGTGCCCTGCACCCACTCCCACACCTCCACGGGGAAGTAGCCGCCGGCGTTCGCACGATCGCCGCGGCGCAGGGCATCGCTCAGCCCCGGCTGGCGGATGCCGTTCAGCATCACGATCACCGGCTGCCACCAGGCGTTGAGAGTGGGCACGTAGACGAAGCTGGTGAAGATGCCCTGCAGCTGGAAGTAGGAGCCTCGCTTCTCCCACGCCGATTCGCGGCTGTTCGCGTAGACGCCCTCGGCGTACTGCACGGCCGCCAGTTGCGCAGCGATAGTGGCCTGCGCGTTCCGCCACTGCTGCACCTTGGCGTAGAACGCGGCCACCGCCGGATCCAGCGGCGCCGGCAGCGGCTGGTTCTTCACGTCGGCCACGGGGAAGCCGTTGTAGCCGCAGCCCTCGCCGCGGTAGGTCCAGCTGCAGCTGTGGCGCAACGCCAGGCGCTTCGGCAGCCGCACGTCATCCAGCGCAAAGGCGGTGGAGAGGGCGAAGGTGACGGCCACCTTGCTCTCGCTGGACTTCTGCTCGATGAACCACGGCTCATCTGGCCAGGCGCCGGTGCTGCTGGGTGTGGCGCCGTCGTCCAGGTAGCGGCGCAGCACCCGGCGGCGGATCAGCTTGCAACCGATCAGGTCGTCCCAGCGGTTCACCAGGCCGGTCCACAGCAGGCCCACGTTCGACACCGTGATGCTCGGCTCAGACGGGGCGGCGTTGCTGTTGATCTCAAAGCCCTCCGCCTGCAGCGGCATCGGCACGTACTCAATTCCGCCGTAGCGGGCGCCGCTGCCGTCCTCCTGCTGCCAGTTGGAGAAGCGAAAGAGCGGCTGGGCCGGATCCAGCACCCGCAGATCCAGCTCAAACAGCTCCACGATCGCGTCGAGATCGTCGAGGCCGATCAGCTGCTCCAGGTCGCGGATCACACGCATCAGTTCGCCCGCTCGATCGAGAAGGTGATGCTGGCCAGGTCGCCGGTGCTGTAGGAGCGGCTCCAGGCCACCGGCTCCAGCCGCCACCACCGCTCGGCCTCCTCACCCGGCGGGGCCCAGGAGAACCGGCCGACGCCCAAGGCCGCCAGCTCCTCCTCCAGCGCCAGCACCTGCTCCAGATCGGCCGGCGGCGTGGCCAGCTGCCAGGACTCCAACCGGGCGTTGATGCCGTCGCGCCGGCGCTCGGCGTAGCCATCCCCGAAGCGGTTGGCGACGTTGCGAATGGCGGTGGTCTTGCTCGCCGTCACCTGCACCGACAGGGTGTTGAGGCGCAGGGTGGCGTTGCAGGCGATCGG